TTACTTGATACTAGTGGACACTAGGGCATCGTGAACTGCGGCGTTTCTAAGAAGTAGGCTGCGACCTTCTTCGATAAGTCCGACGCTTTCTCTGAGAAGGTTTTCGCATCGGGCAACTGCTGCCTGCTCAGCGTTACAGGCAGCGGCGCTGGCTTTTCGCAGACGACTTTCATATGCCCTGCGCATCCTGTCAGTATCACTGCGAATACGATTAAGGTCAACGTCAGCAGCAGCGACTTTGTCCAAAGCTGCAACAAGTCTTTCATAATCTTTTCTTCCTTGCGTCACCCGTGCAACAGCTTCTGTCTTTTGCAAATTGGCCATTTCCATGTCAGCCTTATATCCACGAGCGACATAACCCACCGCAGTACTCACTGCCATGAGAACAATCACAGCTATCGTCTGCCAAGTCATACTCACCCCTGACGCATCAACTCAGCCTCTCTGCGACGACGAGCGACAAGCCCCGCCAGTCCGCCGTTGGTAACGTCAAGAAATTCATCTGCCGCTGTTTCGTAATCGCCGGCGTTAAGTGCGCGCAGCATCTTGGGGCATTTATCGACGACGCCTTGCGCGCCCATGTTAAAGGCCAGACTCAGCAAGGCGATGAACTGCTTTGCTGAAACAGGGACGTTGATAACCCTTGCTAGGCCGGTTTGCGCGGACTGCAAGTCACTGCGAATCCACGCTTCGGCCTGCTCTCTGGTGCAGGTGTCTCCCTCTTTGATGCCGCCCGTGTGCCCCCACCCAATCGTCCACACGCCTTTCGGGCATTTGTACGCCTTGAGGCGCAGCGTTTCTTCAGCCTTGACAAACGCCATGGCCAGATCTGGGGAATACTCTCCAAAGTTTCTTTTCATTACTTTTCCTTTTTATCTTTGGGGTCGTCATCAAGACCGATCGAATCAAGCTTTGAGTCGACGGCGTTTTCAAGACGCTTTTCGAGCGTCAAAAAGATCTTTCGCAGTGCGGGCGGCAAAGCCTCTCCGTATCCGGCCTTTTCTACGTTTTCAATGATTGATCCGAATTCGCCGCACGCGTAGGCACAGAGCGTGACGCTCTGGAAAACCGGCATATCGTGCAAGATGTACAAAAAAGACACATCAAGACCGTGAGCAAGAATGATGATTGCGAAGGCAAGACCCTTCTTGACCATCCCAAAACTCAAGCGCTTCGAGGACCATGTGCCGGTTTTGATGGCCGCCCAGATGCCTGTAATTAAGTCGGCGATTACGAAGATTAGGAACCACCAGACGAGAGGCGCCACCGACTGCAAGGTGGCGCTGTAGATCAAGCCGATCCACCCGCCGAGCACAGCAAGCGCGCCCTCGGCAGTTCTCGGCAGGAGATCGTGCAAGACCATGACGTCACCCCGCAAAGGAGTGCAGATACCATCCACCAACGACGCCGACCGCGGCGGCAAAGATGGCTACAGCGCCCCAAAAAACGCGCAGTTTTCTTCGGGTTTCGGTATCAAGCTGTGCTTTCTGATCGTCAAGCCATGCCTGCGATTTATCAAGTGCAGCATCCTTCAGATCATCAACGCTCACGCCGAGCGATGCGAGCATCTTTTTCAAGTCTTCAGAAGTCATCTTTCATGTCCAAAAAAAAGCCCGCAGGGTTTGGTCTGCGGGCTCGTGTTAAAAGGGCTGAGTCTGCCCGCCGAGTTTGGCTAATGCATTTGCAATCTGCGCTTGATTTTGAGTGAGCTCCGTGACCGCAGTTTCCAAAGCATTTATGCGATCTGCATAGTTAGAGCCAGATGAGATCTCTGATCGCACTGTCTTGAACTCAGCTGCGATGCGCTCGACTGCTAGATTGATTTCTTCAGAAGTCGAGCCGAGCGCCCGTGCGGCAGCCATGAAGGCCGCCGCTTTGACGAGCAGATCGCCGGCATCGTATGCGGCGTCTGTCATTACAACTCCTACTTCAATGCAGCCTCAAAGGTCGCAACAAAATCAGTCGAAGCTCCAAGAGCGGTCCTAAGCGTCGCGATGTCTGAAGCATTCGCCTGGATTGCTGCTGTGTTCGTGTCGACCTGATTTTCGATAGTCGAGAGTTTTGACGTGTGACCTTCAACAGTTGTCTTCACGCTTGCGATTGTCGATGCGTTGGTCGCAGCAGCTGTCTGTGCAGCATCGGCAGTCGACTTGACGGTGTTGAGCTCTGTCTTCGTGGCGTATCCCGAGAGATCGGGCTGAGCGCCAATCTCAGAAAAGTCAGTCCACGTAATTGATTCCGGCGTATCACCAGCCGCGGCAGTGATCGTACCAATTCGGCCGTACAGTTGATACCGACTGTCATCTATACCACCGACGAGCTGGACGATAACAGAACCTTTACGTCGAACGCTCACAAGAAGCGGATCAGCGCTGAAATTCGTCGGGCGTTCGTTGGGCGAGGTAACGATGTACTCACCTTCCGCCGTCAGCGACGAAAGTGCGACCTTTTCACCTTCTGCAGCAGGCGCCTTAAGCACTGTAGCATCAAGCTTCGAAGCAAGACCGGTCACCAAGTCACTATCGGAGGCAGCGCCGACGTTATCGCGTGCTTGCTTCTTCTGAGCGTCTGTGATTGTCTGAGCTTGATCGTAGCGGATGTGAGCGCCAGCCACCTCATTGAGCGCAGTAATTGCATCTTTATTAGTTGTGATTGCGTCTTGAAGTTCTTTCAGAGTATCGAACTTATCACCCGCGCCATCGAGCAACTCGTCCTTTACGGCCTGCTTCGCAGCCGTGATCGCGTCTTCAATCTTTGTACTTGAGTATGTTGCCGTCGCAGAGGTATCCGCGTCGTTGATCTCAACTTTCTTCGCTAGTGCATTTTCAGCTGCAGCGATCTTACCTTCTGCTGTTTCGACCCGCTTCGTGAGCGCCGTCACTGCTGTTCCGCCGCCGTCTGCTTTTTCAGCAATTTCGTCCAAAACGACATCCAACCGCCGCCCATCGGAATGATCGATGTCGACAGTATCAGCCATGCCGAATGTGCCGTTGTTTTTCGGTTTGATTTTGTCGATGAGATAGACTGCCATTTTTAAAGATCCCCCTTCAATTTAATTAAGCAATGACAACCTTCGTTGCGCCAAGATTCGCATTCGTCGACTTGTAGACGTCGTAGGACTCGGTATAGCCTGCCGGATTTTCGTAGTCGAAGGTCTTAAGCAGACTAAAACCACCTTCAAACCCACCAACCGTAAACGATGGCGTGCCGAGACGATGAGGAATGGCGTAGTAGATAAACTCACCTTCTCCAGCTGTGACATCGATCGTGCGGGCACGTGAGCCCGAAAGTACCTTCGTAAGGCCTGCGACGAATGCTTTATCAGCGCCATTAACGTCAACTGTACCCACACCGTAGTAGCAGCCATTAAGAAAGCTGATCGACGTGGTCTTAGTGGCTTTGGCGTCTCGGTCGTCGGTGGCGGTCAGGGTGTAAGTCTTGTTCGCAGTGATCGTCAGCCCAGTAAGTACTTGCTTCGTAGAAGCAACATCAATTGCAGTGCCATCAAGTGTGAGGCTCTTTGCCGTCTTGTTGAAGCTGTAGCTCAGCGTCACGTCAGTGACTGTCGATCCCATTTCGACGGTACCAACGTCATTAGTGAACGAATTAATCGCGATCGCTTTGTAGTTCAGATCGTCGAGCGCTTGCTGTACGGTCTTATCACCGTACGAAACCTTATCGGCAGACGTTGCCTGACCGCCTGCTACGATTTCGGCGCGGACAGACTTAAACTCCGCACCAACCCGGGCAAAGCCCTCGTTTGTACGCGTGTCAATTGACTTAACTTCATCAGCCATTGTTTATTTTCTCCATAAAGTTTGACTCGGATAGAGCAGCTTCAAAAGTCTGGACAAAGTCGTGAGGTTCACCGAAATGCGCCGCAAGCTTCGCACCAGACCACGTTGTGTCGGGACCATCCCTTTCATCATCAATCTGCACACCTACTGTGCCGACAACTTCACCGACGGTGAAAGTCGACTCCGAGACGGCGGTAATGAGAAAAAGTTGCCCCGATGAGTTGACAACCTGATCGCCCGCTTGGGCTCCGACCGCAGGTTGTAGATTTGTGAGCGACGCTGTCTGCTCCGGGTCGAGGGAACTGCAGAAGCGACAAGAAAAACCTTGAGACCCTTTTTGGCCAGGAGGGCCTTGGAGGCCGGGAACACTTACACGAACGATTCGACGACCAAAATTTGGCTGGCAGCACTCCCCGAGCGGTGGGATCATGCAGTTTCCGGATAAGGCCATCTGGTCACCTCCTTCGAGACAATTAAGCGGCCGCAGAGCACTCGAGTCACCTCACCGCCAGACGTAACGAGCTCGAGGTCGTAAACCCAAGCGCCTTCAGGAAGGGCTTCAGTTACGGCATGCGGCCAGTACACTGTGAGAGATGATCCGCGGATAGTGATGCGCCCGTTCTCCGTTGTGAGCAAATCGACCACTCTCTCACTTGATGCAGATGGACGCACCTCCATGCGCGCTGTGCACCCAGTCAAATCGAGTTCTGAGTAGTCGTCCAAAAAACACAAAGGGCACCGACAGTCGGTGCCCTGATCGATGTGAAAATCGAGCTTCACAGTCATCTCTCCCCCCTCATACTTGGCGGAAGTTGACGTCGATGTATTTCTGCCAAATAACTTTCATAGCAATGGTCTTCATCGAACCAAAGTAGCGTGTCAATAAACGTTTTCGGCCACGTAAAACCCTCTTGAGACAATCGATATGCACGACTTGATAACGATTCATCGGCATATCCACCAAGCAACGCGTTCAGCAGTTGATCGATAGCGATGAGTACTTGCTTCAAGCGCCGCCACATCATTCGCTCACAGAAAAGTCGACGGGATGAAACGCAATTTCAATCACGTCAAGCTCGTCTTTAGTTTTTGCAGATTCGATAGCGTCGCGCAGCTTCCACTTTTCTTGATATGCGGCGCTGCCTGCAGCGATGATTTCGAGCTGCAACGTCTTTAGTTCTGAGAGCGTTACTTTGTGAGCTTCATTGTTGGCATCCATAAAGAGCAGACCAGTCTCGGCGAACGTAGTACTGGCTTCTGCCGCTACGATGAGACCTGTAACGTCTTGCATCGCACGGCTATCGCTGTCAACTTCAAAGCCGAGTGAACTTACAAGCGTTGCGCCATCGGCATACCAAGTTGTAAACATCGAATCGAGTTGAGCTGTTTTTTCAGCTTTGGCATCTTCGAACGTCTTTTCGGGAATTTTCTCGACCCTCCAAGAAAGGTTGTCACCTCTCACAACGTGGTACTCACTCGATCCTTCGGTCAGTTTCTGGAAAAGTTCGCGCAACTCACTGCTGTGAGCCGTCTGCGATTCATGCGAGATAACACCACAAGCGACGCATTCTGCAGCTGTTGCAGGCTTCTTTTCTGCATCAAAACCGTCACGCGTTGCGTTTAACTTGTAAAAGAAATGTTCCGTGTCTTCGGGCACGGCAGCTTCTGCAACATTGGCTGGGAGGCTGATCCCGTCTCCCATCTGCACCGAGCAGACGCCTGCAAAATAGCCGTCCTCGTCGACAAAAGGGAGGTCTTTGAACTGATTGGATGGCATGAATGCGCTCCTCTTTATCTTCAAAAAAAATTGCGGCCTTAAAGCCGCGTGAAAAACGATTCGCAGTGGCTGACGGCCACGGTTTGTGTTTGCGTGTCTATCCTTCTGGCGTTAAAAGTTGGTACCTGCGCATCTCATATTCAGGCCGCGTGACAGACATCGCACTCGGTCGATGGCCTGAGATGGGCTTGATGCAAGCTCGACAGGAAGCTCGCAGGCGACGAAAAACACTTGGTCTTGAACCACCGAGAGGTTATGTCTTAAATGACGCCTTCAAACTTTGGTGTGGTCTAAAGAAAGGCCGCATCGTGAGTTACGCCGACGAACGTCGACGATTGGAGCGCTATCTCATCAAACCACTCGGAAGACGCCAGATTGACGAAATCTCTGCACCACTCGTCATTACAACCGTTAAGCACATCGAGGCAGAGGGGCATCAAGCAACACTGAAGCGCGTTCTCATGCGAACGCGTGAAATACTTGACCTCGCCGTGTGTGCGGGCTACATCCATCACAATCCTTGCGAGCGTTTGAGCCGTGTCTTTGCAGCTCCTGTTGTTACGCCCATGCCGGCACCGGAGTGGCATGAACTACCAAACATCATGCAGGTGATGAAATTCGCTCCCGTACGTATGCGAATTCTTTTCCTTTTCTCGACCTGCTCAATGCTGCGTCCTGGGGAAAACGCAAAGCTCAAGCGTTCATGGATTGATGGCGACATCCTCACGATCCCCGCCAAAGAGATGAAAATGGGGCGTATGCACCGTGTTCCGCTCACTGTCTTCATGAAGCAACTCCTCGAAGCTGAGCTACGCCTTTCTCCCCATCCCAGAGGAGATGTCATCTTTGCGGCCAAACAAGCAGGCAAACATATCAGCACTCAAGCGCTTGCTAAGTATCTGCATTCAACGCAACTCTCCGGGAAGCTCGTGGCCCACGGTCTACGTTCGATGGCACGATCGTGGATGGCAGATCAAGAGATTTCTTTTGAAGTCGCTGAAGCATGCCTTTCACATGTTGCTGGCTCTTCTGTATCGCGGGCCTACCAAAGAAGCGACTTTCTCACAGCACGCGTTCTAGTTATGACGCGCTGGAGTACCTTCATCAAGCGCTGTGCCCGAGAAGCCGATATGCTCGATGGAATCCTTGAACCCGAGCGGAACAAGATCTGA